AATAGACTCTTCAACCTGTGGCGAGCTGGTCTGGGTAGTATCAGTTTCTACCGCTTTTTCTTCGGCCACTACAGACTTTTGGTCTGTCATAATAATCACCCCATTTCTACTGCCTGGTAACGGAGGCGAATCGCCTAGCCTTATAAGCTGGGAGAGAGACTCCCGATAAATCTCTCTCTCAAATTATAAGTTTTCCTGATTTGTCGTATAAATGTCCATCTATGATTTTATCACCTGGATCTAGTTCAAAACCCCATCCACAACCTTCACAATATGCTTGATGTCCTGACACTCTTTCAAAGTAATGACCCTTGTCTGGTTTCCACTCATGCGGTGTTATTCCAGTATGTATCTCAGCACCCAACCAAAAATCACTGTCTTGACTTCCTGGCAGATCGTCTAGGTTTTTTTTGTCTGACGATTTTGGTTCCATACTTATGTTATTCTGCAGGTCCGGCATCAGTCTGTTCTTGCCTGTCCCCTGTCCCAACCATCTCTAGTATCCATTATTCTCAGTCTTGCATCTGCGGCATCCGCCTCAGCTCCAATATCCTCAGGTAAAGTTTTACTTTCGTTTGGTCCCCAAACATATTCGACTCCACGCAAAACAACACGAACTGTTCCTTGATCACCAAAACTCTTTGTCTGATTAGTGTTCTGTTGATTTTGAGAACCTGTTGCAATCGGTCCAACATTTTTAATTACTACACTCATTTATCGCTTCACCTCCTCTTTTGGTCCCGAATTTCGGGAATTATCAATAGGGCCTTTAACAGAAATCTTGGCCCTTGTGAACTTTTCAAAAGTCTTCTGAACGGCATTTCCGTTTCCTGGTTTTCTTGGTTTAAAAAAATTAAAACTCATATCGTTTCACCTCCCTTAACTTAGTGCTTCCCTTAATTTGTCGGGAACTTTACCTTGTTCTTTGTCACTTAGTGCTTCTGCCTCAGTAACTTTAGAATCTATCCAATTCAAAAAATCATTAACAAATTGTCCATATGCCCAAGCTACTTTCTGAGCATAAACATATTCCTCGTCATTCTTAAACTTACGCGGGTCCACCAATGCCGACTTGGCTATTTGGTCCAGATGTGGGACTACCACCTCTTGCCATCCCTTGTGCTGGCATAGCTCCTTGAGCTGGAACCCCTCCCTCTGTGCCAACGCCTCTTCCTGCGAGAGCTTGATTTTGCTCATTTGGTAAAACACCTCCCTCCTTTATATCTTCAAATAATGCTTCTGCGTCTTTGATTGTGTTTGTTGCTTCAAAAGCCCTTGTTAATATCTCCTGAATTTTTGGTTTCTTTCCTTCCTGTGCCAACATCTGAACAACAACCGGATTTAAAACCATTGCAACAACTTGCATTAATTCATTTTTGACATCTTGTGTACTTGGAGCCTTCATTGTTTCGACATCTGGAACATAATCATAATTTCCTGAAAGATCACTTGGTTCAATAATCAGATTTCCACCTTCCCCTGTTTCATCAGGCATATACTTAGGTGCTTCAATTGGTTCACCTGTTTCATTCTCACCTAATCCAACAGGATATCTTGGACCAGGTGCTATATCTTCAGGGTTCAACATTCCTCTCATTACCATATCGGCATCTTCTTCAGTCGGTCTTATGTCAGATAAACCTTGTCTCATAAAAAATTCGCTTGCATCACGTCCCACAATTCTAACTATTTTTTGCTGACCTTTTACACCTTTGAATAAGAATTGTTGATTCATTGAATGCCAGTACATTATTTGTTTCTTTAGAGCATCTGACAAAAATATCTGATTCATGTTGTCTCTTACATTTCTTGTAAATGCAGTATCTTTAATTTCAGTTGCAGTTACACGTCCTGCATCTTCGGTTGGGTTGGCTTGGCTTGCACCTTGTGACTGTTCACCAAGTGCACTCATCAAACTTCCTAATAACGTCTGATAGATAGATTGAAAATTAGTTGTAACGGCTGTATCTATCTTCATTATCTGAACGTCTTGATTGGGATTATTCATTAACCACTTAGCCTCTGGTGACCAATCTAAGGTATGCATACGCACGTTTATTGGATTAACATGTATAGGTGGTCGAAGTGCAAGTGCAATAGTGTCTGAATAAGCTGACATGTGTGCATTTACTGCCCGTATTTGTTTGGCAACAGGTTCTAGTTCAGATACTCCATATAAATCATCAGGTAAAGGATAATACTTCAAATGAATTACATTTATTTCTCCATGTTTAAATGGATTTTTAATGTCTCTAACTATTACTCCATGATTAGGACTAAAAGTAATCCATCTATCAGGTCTTCTTTCGGTTATTAGAAGAAAAGGAGGATACACCTCATCACTACCCATATAATCAGTAAGTCCGCGCATTGATTTGTTTTTGAGTTGTATTTGTGAATCACGCTTGTCACCTTTACCTTTTGCGTCATCACGAAGAGCATCACGAAGCAAATCTAAATTCTTGTATTTAGCATCTTCACTCCTTGCTGTATCGTTTACTTTTTTGAGTTCATCTAGCGTTACCCAATCCCCATATTGAAACCACTTATTTATGTAGTGATACGAAGGATTAGCATATACAAATCTATTGTTGCATACCTTAAAGTCGGGACCATCATAAAATATTTCTCCATTTCTTTTCTCATAATGCCAATCAACAATTGCGAACGCTGAACCATATTTTCTTGCGTTTTGATCCATCATTATCCATTTGGCAATCATTGAATCACCTAAACGAGTGTTGTCCTCCCATTGATAGTTAAGAAGTTCATTATTAATGTGTGCTCCCAAAGTATCCCCACCCTCACGGGGAACTAGCCTTCCTTTTGGTTTTCCACCTATTAATCTTGCAGACTTTTCAAGGATTGTGGTATAAGGCCGAGGATCAAACATTAGTGAATGATATGGCCAACCGGCTTCGTCAATATATGAAGCAAACATTTTATCCGCATCATCGAAACCGTTTTTTCTGAAGATTCTTTGTTCTAGATCCTCTTTAGCCATTGTGTAGTGTTTGTTAAGGTCAGAAAAGAGTCTAGCCTCTGCATCACTACCTCGTACTGTTAATTCTTTTGTAGCCATAAAAATAGCGGGATTTCTCCCGCCTAAAAGTGCAACTTCGTGCGTTGAATTATTATACTATAAATCTTCAATCTTTGTAGTCAACTCTTCTCCTTGTTCTCTTACTTGAACGTTCATGTTTTCTTTTTGAACGTGTACTATAACTTGTCCCCTACCTGTTCCTATTACAATGTTATGAACTCCTCTTACAATTTGAGGTAAGACTTGTGCATTCACCTTAGTTGTTTCAAGAAACTTAACTAGTTCAAATAAATATTCATAAGGAACTAACGTATTTGGAAACATCTGGTCAAAAAGTTTGGAAGCAATGTCATTGTTATGATCACTTTCTATGTCGTAGATTCCTTTTTCGATAGTTGGTAAGCTACTCATATTATACACTCCACTTTTTATTTAGTCCTTCGTTTATATTATCATAAGTGCTATCTTCCATGCCAAACTCTGCTGTCTGATACAGTTGCCACGCTATTGCTAAACTCATAACTAAATCATCGTGCATACCAGCTTCAGCCTGTGCTTTAACCGTTGATGTTGTTTTAACTACTACAAATGAAAACATCTCCTCTATAGTTGTTTTGTCGTATATTCTTAATAACTTATTATCTATTGCTTCTTTTAATTGAGATAACATAGCGGGACGTGTTGCTGTATTTGTGTCCCATCCGTATTTTCTTGGTTCAGTTGGGTTTAGCATACCGACATTTGGCATCATAAACAAACTAAACTTACCCAACCTATTCATACTTGCTAATCTATCCATTTCAAATACTCCACCTGCGTTTCTTTCGTAAGCTACAACTGGTTTGTGACCTGTTATGTCGTGTATCTTTTCAAGTACAGGATATAGTGCGTTAGTCATTTCAGTTGCTATTATCTTTGAGTGGTAAATTAGTGGTACGTCTATTCTTGTTTTACTAAGAAATTGTGCTGCACAATAATCACCCAATCCACTTGAAGTATCAGCAGCAACTACTATTTGTTCACCTGGTTCTATTTTACGAAATTGACGAAAGTTCATATTCTATTTGTTTACCTGCGTTATCTAAGTACCATTTAAGTGATTGTGGATTGAAGTACTGTTCACCGCTTGCTAAAAATGCTTCTATATCTGTTTCCGGATATTCTTGTGAATATAATTGTTTTAGTTGTTTCTTTTTAAGTTCTAAAAACTCATCACCGTAAAAAGCACTTGCCGGATAGAATAATGGTTCAAATGCTCTTTCACCTAACTTACACTCATCCCAGAAGTTCTTAAATTCGTTGTAACCATTAGCTGTGGTTTCTATTATTATTCTTCCTGAAGGTACAACTGCTTGTAGTGATCCGGCGAATAGTTTTTCCGGATGCAAGTAAAAAGCAAATTCCGACA